AAGCTTCCGGGAGAATTGGTTAACTTCTTGAACAGCGAAACCGAAGCTGGTGAGCTTAGGTCTGCGTTGGTAAAGGATCAGACAGATATAATGGCATTGATTGTTGCCGCTAGAGATAGTGGTAGATCTACCCCTGAAGCTATAGAAGCCTTAGAAGAAAGGTTGCGTAAAGGTATTGAGAGCCTGCCAGAGAATCTTCAAGGTACAGTTATTAAATTAGCTGAAGAGATAGATGATATAGACATTGATATAAGTGAGGTTTTACCTACTGCTGCAGAGGAAAGTAGTAGCTTTGGTAGTTGGTGGAGAAACCTAGGTAACGATGGTGATAAGTCAAAGCCAGCATTCAATGATCCTGATGATGTACGTCAGTCAGGGGCAATGCCTTATTCAGAGATGAAGCCAGCCACCACTAACTTTTCTGATGAAGAGTATGACGCCCTGCCAGTAATACAGTCCTTTGACACTATAAAAGCCCAACTCAAATCAGGTGAGCTAAGGCAAGGTAGCTCATTTGTTTATAGGGCCAGAACCTACACTATAGATCAGACAGGTTCTGGACCTATAGGAACAGTAGACATTAGGGAATTTAAATAATGGCTGAATATAACTTTGAGGTCTTAGGTGAAGATGATGAAGATGATGTAGTTGAATCTGTATTTAAACCTGCAAAGATGTATGACTTCGAGGTCTTAGGTGAAGATTTAGATAAGCCAGTAGTTGATCAAGAAGACCTATATAACTTTGAAACGTTTGGCCCTGATGATCCAGAGATTGCTACACGAGAGGCTGTAGATTCTTTACCTTCAGCTGAGACTATCAATGACCTTATGACTGACAAGAACTTTGCTGTAGTTGGGCAGTACATGGAACAGCGTTTTGGTATGCAAGAGAATAGGCATGGGCGTCAGAAGATCATAGACTCCTACATTAACCACATGCGTAAGTTTAACTTTGGTCAGTCTGTAACAACAGGCACAGAGTTAGCCTATCTAAGTACAGATAACGAAACAAAGAAGATAGCTGCAGGTCAGGCATACGCACTCTTTGATAACATGAAGGGTGCATTCTCTGAGGAGTACACGTTTGGTCAAAAGGCTGATGCTGTAGGTGACTATGCTCTTGCTCTTGTAGTTGATCCTGTTAATCTAGTGTCTCTAGGTTTCGGTAAACTTATTACAGGTGGGGCTACTAAGGTTGCAGCACAGCTTGCTAAGGAGACAGTCAAGAAACTTGTAGGTGAGTACACAACTTCACTAGGTAAGAAGGCTGTTGGAGGTACACTTACTAAAGCTATGAAGGTAGAAGCTACTAAGATTGAGCAGCGTGTACTAGGTCAGATCATTAGAGGCGAAACTGTTGAAGGTGTTACAGAAGGTGCCTTTGCTGCAGGTATAAAAAAGCTAGGCCGTAAAGAGATATTAGCTACAGCTGCATTTGATAGTGCCGCTGCTGTAAGTGTTGACGCTGTGTATCAGAAGGCCTTGAGAGTTTCTGAAAGTGGCCTTGTACCAGACAACTACAGCGTACTACAGGGTGCTCTCACAGGTGTTACAGGTGTATTCGGCGGTGGCCTAGCCTATGGACTTAATCTCATGAGCAGGACACCTCACAGCCCATCATCACTAGGCCTGTTCATGCAAGCATATGACAATGCAAGTGTAACAGAGGCAGCTGTCATAAAGCTAGCAAGCAAGGAACGCAAAAAGAGCAACAGAGAAGCCATTAAGAATATGGACTTTGCTGCGTTTCAAAAAGCCCTGACTAAGAGTACATCTGCTGCAGCAAGATGGGCAGCTAAAGTAAATAATGGAGATAAGCTACGGCGAGGGGCAGAAGAGGCCTCTGATCCACGTAGAGATGAGTTGCTTGGCGCATTCTTTCATGGGGTATCTGATGGTGATGATAGCTTTAAAGGACTCAAGGACATCTTTGATGACTTCGGTATATCATTATCTAATGAGGGTGATAACTTTAAAAACTTTACAGACTTCTTAACTGATACTGTTAAAGCCTTACCCAAGGAAGCAAGGACTGAAGTTAATGCTCTGTACAAACTTACTATGCAGAAGTTGCCTGAGTTCCACAAGCTGGGGCTGGTCAGGGGTATGGATTCGTTAGCTAGTATAGCTAGTGAGACTGGCCGTACCTTGAACACCTTCTCTAAACTTAGCCAGAGTTTAAAGCTAGCTAAGGGGATGACCCCAGCAGAAGTATACAATGAAGCTATAGAAGAAACTCTTGATAGACCTACCAAAAGTGTTCGTGAGAAGATAGCTGATGGCACAGCGGGACTACAGCAGAACATGATTCGTATGTTGATCACACACCCCGGAACAACTGCACTCAACCTTGTTGGCTGGGCTAATGCTACAGCTATGCAAAGTGTAGGAGATATTCTTAGGGGTGCGTTGTACGGAGGTCGTGCTCTAGGTGAGATGGCTATTGGTAGGGATACTAAAGCAACAGAGTTCGCCACTAAATCAAAGCTTATGTTTACACTACAGCGTCAGAAGGCTACAAACCTAGTAAGTCCCTTTGCCACACAGCAAGCTGCCTATTCTTTCCTCGCAGCAAACCCTCAGTCTTCTAAGGATTTGTTCCGTTATATGTCTGGTGGCATTGAGCTTGACGATGTTTACAAAAACATAGGCATTGATATGAGTGACATTGAAAAGCCGGGTGGCTTTGAAAAGCTCATGGACTTAGCTCAGACTATGTATGGCGTCAAGGCTCAGGACATGTACACTAAGTCACAGGAGTTTATGTACGCCTTAGATAAACAAATACGTATTAACTATGGTATGACCTACTCAGAGTTCTTACAAGACCCTAACTTGTATAAGCTAATGAAGGGTGATGAGTACGTTGCTATACAAGCCGCCGCTGTTGATGATGCACTACGTAACGTTTACGCTAAGTCTTACGGTGGAGATCGTTCTAAGGGTGGAGAAGGATTACTTACAGGCGCAGCTAGGGTCATAGAAGATTTACGAAAGTACCCTGTGGTGGGTGCTATGGTTCCCTTTGGTCAGTTCTTTAACAACACACTGGGTCATATGTTTGACCACACAGGTATTAGCTTGGTACATAAGTATGTTGCGGGTACTAGTAGAGATCCACTAGAGCTACTCACTAAGTCTGCGGTTGGCCTATCTCTTATTGGTGTTACAACGGCTCGTGAATACAAGAACATGGAAGAGGGTCTGTCTCTATTTGATGAGCGAGGGAGTGATGGCGCAATACGTGACCGCACATATGACTTCCCTTTCAGCTTCTACAAAGCTATAGGACGCATGGGTGCTCATGTAGCTAGAGATGGCAAAGTACCACCTGAGATGTTTAGAGAAGTCGTAACTTTGTTTGGTACTAAAAACCTTACACGACAGCTAGGTGAGTCAGGTAAGATGACCTTTGATCTATTTGCTGACATAGCAGAAAATAAAGATGTGGCTGTTGTAGATGGTCTAGTTAAGATTGTACAGGATACAGGTTCTATGTACTTCAGTGCATACACAAGGCCTTTTGATCCTGTCAATCAGATCATTGCCCTAAGTAGAGGGGAAGACTACATACCTATTGATCGTAAGCAAGGATCAGAGTGGGTAAACAAGTCTACTCGTTACGTAGATCAAATCTTTACAGGGCTAAGTGGTATTGAGTTAGCACCAGAGAAGTACAGCGCCTTAACTAGAGATCGTGCTATGGCGGGTATCGGACGCATCTTTGGTTACAGGGAGGTGCCAGCGCAGACATCTATACAGCGTATGTTTAATGAGGTAGGTATGCCTCAGTGGCGTACTAACATAAAGTCTTTCATACCAGAGGTACAGAACGATATTAATAAGTACATAGTATCTACCTTAGAGTTTAATGCTGATAGGGTTATCAAAAGTCCTGAGTGGAAGAATGGAAATACAAAGTCTCGCACAGAAATGTTACGACTTACCCTTAGTCGCTCCAACAAAGAGACTGTGGACATCCTTGAAAATAGTATTGCTCCTGAGGATTCAAGGACATTAAATCTTTATAAGCTAAGCAAGAAAGGTAGCGGTGTTTCTAAAGATGATGTCGAAGAAGCTCTAAGGAAATTGAATATAGACAAAGAGATAACAGACTTAGATGAAAATCAATTAAACTTCCTGATTGACTACCTAGAGTTGTCTGATGACTACTCAAGTAGTACAGCAAAAAGAGCTTTAGATTAGGTTAGACAAAAGAAAGGGCAGCTTAGTGCTGCCCCTTTTAGTTTTACTTAAGCCCATGCATCTCAGCACAGTATCTAGCCCACAGGAATGTCTCTGTGTACCTATCTAGGGCTTTGGATCTCTCATCACAGGGCCATAGGTTGTCACTTATAAACACTTCCACTTCTTCCATACGATCAGCTAATTCATTTAGGAACTCTTTACGTTTAGATTGGATGTGCTCTTGTGCTTCTTGTTCTAGTTTCACTTTGACTACTCCGATACTTGGGTAACCTCAGGTTCAATGAGGTCTGTGATTGCAGCATTTACCTCCGTTAGGGCTGTGCCTAAGAAGAATACTACTACGGGTACTATGATTGCGGCTGATAGAAAAGTCATATGTTATTTCCTTTATACTAGGTCTACGATTTCACAGGAGTCACCAGAACATGCGAGTGTTTGGCTACCTGCAGTGTTGTCTTCCTTCTCATAGTCAGATAATTCTTCCCAATTAATTTTATCTGGCATACAAGACAGAAGGGTTTTGTAGTCTGTCTTACTACAATCTTGGTAAGGAGCTTGCTGGTAGGTGTGCTCATCAAAGGGCAAGAAAGATACACCAGACATCTCATCGAAGTGTTTATAAACAAAGGCACCTACTTCTAGCCACTCATTGTTTTTAACATTTATAGTTACAGATGGCTTGTGCTCACACCACGAGCGTTGATAGGCTAGCCACATCCCTAGCTGTTCAATGGCAGTCATATCAGCAGTAACTATTGCACCGTCTGGAGCTTTCATAGGGAAGCTGAACACGGTAGTCTGGTCAGGCTTCATTACATCAGGCTCGTTAGGTATCTTCTGGTCCTTCATAAATTGTGTCAATGGGTCTTTGTTATCACCACGAACAGTACGAATATAATAGGGTGAGTGACGAGCATGTATCCCGCTACTTGAATTAACCAGTTGTGATACTGTGCCCGAAGGTTTAACACAGCTGATAGCAGTAGCGACAGGGATGCCAAGGCGTTCAGCCCACTCAGCGTTAGTAATAACGGCGATAGATTTAAGGTGCTCAAGTGTTTTCTCCAAGCCAGCATTCTTTGTTGTCATCCTACTATTATCCATGATGCCTGTCATAGATACCCCTAGTAAGCGTTCCTCCTCTGTGTTCTTCTGCCATATCTTACGTAGGTAGGGGAACTTAGTGAACGATGATTGGATAGTACCAAGGATGGTAGCCATACGAACCTTCTTCTCTAGGTCACCAATGCTGTCCGTTGCACGTACAACTACCTCTGTTAAATTACAAAACTGCATCGGCCTTAAAATTATCTCCGAACATGGATTAGTTCCGAACTCATACGTTGCATCACGGCGTCCATTCTTAGCTGCCTGTACCTTAGATGCCTGACGGTTGAAGATACCACGCTCACCTGAGCCTGACTCAACCAATGCCATCCACTCACGCATGAATGATAAGCTATCAGGCTTCTCAGTATACGATACAGAGTTGTTAGCTAAGGCACGTTGCTTGTTATTCTCCCACCATGCACCTGACTTAGCGTGACGCATACGATCATCTGAGAGATTACTCAATGAAATCATAGCACTACGGCGAACACCACCAACAACTACTACCTCACCAATCTTACACATGATGTCGTGACACTCAAGAGATGAGAGCTTACGGTTCTGTGCGTCCTTGAATGTCTTGATGACAAAGTTAAACAGGTCAACCAAAGGTGCTGAGCCTGATGCTCTACCGCCGAATGTCTTAAGCTTGGCACCTGCAGGGCGAACAAGAGACACATCCCACTTAGGTATCTCACCAGCATACAGTAGTGAGATCACTGCACGTAGAGATTTAGCCCAGCCTTCCTTGCTGTCCTTGACCACGATAGTTGTGTCACTATCAGACAACTCAGGAATATCAGGTAGTTTAGTAACTGCCTGTCGCTCTACGGAGAACCCTACACCTGTACCACACAGCAAGATAAACATAGCCTCATCAAAAGCTTTCATGTCATCTACTGGTAGGTATGAACAGTTGTACCCAGCTGTATTGTCTCGTGCCATAGCTGGTCCAGCTGTCATCAAGGCTCTCATGCTTGGCATGACATCCAATGATAGGATAGCTTGCTCAATCTCTCTGATGTATGAGCTACTACCTGCGTTAGGTAATACGATATGCTCCATGTATCTTGATACTGTCTCGCCCCAAGTCTCACGCCTTCCCTCTTTGTCCAGCCAACGTGCATAGCGTGACTTGTGTATGAATGATTGGTAGTCTGTTGGTAGATAGTTATTCATCGGTTGTCACCTGATCCCTGTAATACACCACGTTCTTTGCGGCTGTTTAGTTTTTCCATATTGATTTCAGCTATCTCTTGTAAGTCACTTCCTATATGATTAGCAGTTACTGCTATGTAATACAAGACATCACCCAACTCTAACTTTAGTCCAGCAATATCTAACTTGTTACCATCCCTTAAACTCTTTTTTAATTTCTCAGCTACTTCACCTGCCTCACCCACTAGGCCTAGTATGTTCTCTAATAACCTAGTGTCTCCTTTAGTTAGTACTAAACCTTCTGCCCATTGGCTGTATGCTGCTAGATCATTTAATAGTGAACCATCTTCTTTATACCTATCATTGTATTCTTCTATGTCTGTCTTGTACCTAAGAGAATCTATGTCTTCTTTAGTAATCATTTATCTCTTTCCTTTACTAAGATATTCTGTACGGTAACATCGTCTATATCATAGAATGTATCCACTACAAGATCACTAACGTCATCAGTGTGTGCATCTTCATATGATCCTAGTATATTATTATTCTCATCAATGTTGATTAAGAACGTGACGCTAAAAGACCTTACCTTCATCGGTGCTTCTCCGCTAGAGCTTCATTCATTTTACCTAAGTACCATGCAGCTTTGAGCATATCTTCTGCAGGCTTCTGCTTGTAACGGTAACGATGCTGATACTTAATCATGTTGCCGTGACAGTAAGCAATGAAACCATCCAAGCCTACTACTTGCTTGATGTAATCAATACATTCTACGCCACCCATATTGTAGTGGGCAGGGCGTTCAACTGGATCAAAATTAGTCATGCTTCACCCTTTGTTTTTGTATAAGCGTTGAAGTTTATTACCTCACCTTTAGTCTCTTGTAAAGAGCTATCTTCCTTGCTACGCTTATTAAGTTCTATCATCATTAGCTTGTATCTATGGTCGGCAACCCTATCAAATATATCCTCATCAATCTCCATTAAATCTAAGAAGGCACTGCATAAGGTGGCTACATAAAGTAAGTCTTTAAGAATCTCTTGGGGGTGAGAGAAGTTATCACCTACTGCTACCCCTGTACCTATGCTGCCATCCCATTCAGAAATATTATTACTAAGGTTTGTTGGCCTTATAATAAAAGCAATTTCATCATCTGCTAACTCATAGGTCATCGTTTTATCCTCTCGTACTTAAGGGGTATACGAACTAAACCTATAACATCCCCTGTTTCTTTAAGCCACCCCTCAGGTATAACCCTGTGCGACCACAGGAACCCTTGCTTGTCACACCAATTTGAGTATGTAGACTTAGCACCCTTGTAAAGCTTAGCCTTAGAGTTGCTAAATACAAGCCTGATGTCTAGCTCTGGGTGTTGCTTACGTACTTCCAAATGTTTATTTCTATCTGCAGAATCAAATAATCCCTTAGTCTCAATTAGTATACCATTGTCTAACTGAAAGTCAGGGGTGTAAGTGCGGTAGTGCAAGTCTTCCCACTCTATCTTCAGCTGCTCATAGCGAACAGCCTTCTGACACTTAGCAAGTACAAGGGAAGTATCTTTTTCAAGACCACTCCTGTACTTGCCTTTAGCGTGATACCGTTTAGTTCGCGCCATTGGCGTTAGCTTTTGCTAGAGAATGCTTTAGTTCTATTACTAGCCTATCACCCTGTGCCTTTACACAATACAGCTGATAGTTTATATTTCCTTTGGCACTGCCATTGATCTGAATCTCCTTAAGCAACTCAGTCTGCTCCTCTGTGAAGTTCTCTGTGTCATATTCAATATCGTCTAGTGTAACCTTAGTCATGTCAGCTTATCCTTCTACGTAAGTATATTCTATTAACGGTGGTAGCTTTGACCCAGAGTATACCTTAGATGGTAGCTCCTGCAACTCAGGCCAACACTTCTTCTTATGGTCACACCATGAGCATGTCTTACACAGCTTCATGTTGCCACTTGCTTTCTTCCTAAACGTTTCTGGCTCAGGCTTAAAGCAACGCTCAAAGGGTTCATCGTTATTGATGTAATCAACTGTAGCTTTGATAGACTCCATCACCTCATCTACGTTAGCTGTCTCAGCAGTTACATATTTGAACTGCCCATTCACTTTGTTAATCACCCACCACCCACCAACGTCTTTGTTAGCAGCTACAGCGTAGCCTATAAGCTGGGATACATAGCCAAAGTCATCTGCATAGGCTAACGAATCATAGCTGGCAAACTTGTTGTCGTAACCGTAGGGTGTAGTAGATTTAACATCGTCTACCTTACCATCCAACACCATGTCATACTCGCCATTGATAGACGCATCACCTACCTTTAGGGTAACCTTATCGTTGTCACCAAAGTCAACGCCAGCTGCACGTAGTACCCCTTTGAACATAGCCTCAGTCCAATCACCCATCAACATGTTCAACATGAATGATGTAGGCTTCTGAACGTCAGTGTCTGGGTTGTTCTTAGAGAACCACAGCTGGCATCTAGGCCGCCCAATGTTAGACATACGTAAACGAAACTCATCCCGTGGGCCACCATTGAACTGCTTGTTGAGAGCAGCAGCCACATCAGTGGCTACTCCTTGTATTATCTCATCACTCATACTTGCTGTGCCGTTAATAGCTGACCTCAAGTATGCGTGTACTGATAGTTCAGCAGGGTGGATCATATGTCGAACTCTCGTACTTCAACAATAGAGCCAACGATCTTTGCATCAGCCGCTGAGAGGCTACCAGTTGCCGCCTCGTTGTGCTTACCATCAATCCACCTGTTAGTACCACCAATCCAATCAATGAAGTCTTGAAGTATCTGACTGTCTCCTACACCGTAGGCTACCTGCTCACCTAGTGCAGGCACAATGATAGCATACTTACCACCAGAAGGTAGGTCACGCTTAGCACTACCTAACTTAAGGGTATGCTCAACAGGTGTAAGCTTCTTGTTGACGATCTGATTGATAGATGCATCAATAGCTTTCATTGACTCAGTATTCTTCACATCCATTACGAATGGTATCTCTGCCTCAAGTCCTGAGATAGCATTGCCCATGTCATCAGTAGGCTTATCCAAGGTGAGTACACCAAGCAGTACACGCACACGCTTAACGCCACGGATGATTGTCTTCATCTCCTCAGGTAGTGACTGAAAGTCTTTGATGTACCCTGATGGTCGGCCAAGGTTAAACTTACCTGTAGTATCCTTTAGGTCTGCATTAAGGTTAGATGCTAGTAATGTCTTATGCATAGTCTTAGTATCTGAGTCCCATCGTTGCCACTGGTGGCGCTGTGAGAAGATACGTGTGGATAGTGTCTTACTAAACACAACTTCTCCATCAGGTAACGTTACCTTGTAAGCTCCTACTGGAACCTTGATGATGTCATCCCCTTCACTATCAGTTACAGTTAAGGCAGAGTGTACTTGGTTTACTCGTGCCAAGGTTGACTGTGACGATGCGCCACCACCACCAGTACTGATACCCATTGCCTCTGAAAGTGACATGCCATCTACGGAAAGTGCTATATCTGTGCTCATATTTATAATCCTTTATATATGATATTGGTTAAGAGAGGCTAGTTATAACCTCATACGTCATGTGTGTCAAGCCAATTAGGGCCAATCTTTGCCTCTAATAATAGAGGTACATTCATCTTAACTTTGTAGTAGTCATAGATGATTTGGTTTAGATCCATGTTCATAGAGTTGATGATCTCTATCACCTGATCTCTCTCGTAGGGGTGTATGTCTATGACCATTGAGTCATGAACACTGTTGACCAGAGTAGAACGCATAGGCATTAGCCTACTCTCTAACTCCACCAACACAACAGGTACTACATCTCCTGTTGCAAACCCCTGCACTGGATAGTTTTTTATCATAGTAAAGTTTGTTGGTAACCCATTGGGCCTCCTCTCTGTATTGGGGAAAGCATACTGCCTACCACCCACGTTAGTAATCTTCTGATACCGTATAGCCTCATTGCCTAGCCTCTTATGCCACGCTGCAATGCCCTCATACTTCTCTATGAAGTGATGATAGTACGCTGCCTCTGAGGGTGTACGGCCATAACCTGTAGCGCCGAACAGGGGAGCGAAGGTGTGCTCCTTAGCTTCCTGTCTAGTTGTTGCCTGCCCTGCATCACTGATAACCTTAGCTGTGTAGCTGTGTACATCAAAGCCTGATGCAATCTCTGCAATAGCCAATGCATCCTGAGATAGGAATGCTGCAACACGAAATTCAAGTTGAGCAAAGTCAGCCTCCATGATGTGCCCACCCTCCCATCTAGATATGAACACCTTCTTTACTGGGAACGTACCGCCTCGTGGCATGTTCTGCATGTTAGGGTTACGTCCAGAGAACCTGCCTGTGCTAGTGATGTGCTGGGTCAGGCCTACGTGAAGGAACCCATCCTTCTTTGTGTATACGGATATACCCTCAACGAATGCTGCAAGGTAGCTTGAGATAGCTGACAGGCGTTTGAGATCCTTAAGGAAGTCAACTGCACTGTCCATGTTGTTAGCCTTAGCTGTGGTCATGAGTGTAGATAGATTGTCCTTACCTGTACTAAAGCCATTGGCACTGACCCACTTCTTATTGGGTGGCATGAAGCCTAGCCCAGCTAACTCATTGGACTTCCTTAGCTGGTAGCCCCGTGAGTCGCATGACTTACACTTGTTAGGGCGTGAGAACTTTGTGCCATCCTTCTTGATACGATACACACTGCCTGTACCATTGCAGTCAGGGCAGGTAAACGCTGTAGTTTTACGGACTTGTGTGCTGTTAGCAAACACTGCATCCCTGTACTCCTTGTCTGTCTTAGTGAAGTCGAACAGGCCAGCCCACTCTTTCTTGTTAACCATGCTGCGTGAGAACACAACCTGTGACATCTGCTCAGGGCTGTTGAGGTTGATAGGAGTATCACCCATAAGCTTACGAACCTTTATCTGTAGGCGTCCCTCTATCTCAGCCTTCTCTGTCTCGAACTCAGTACGCACAGATTCCAGTGCCTTCAAGTCTACCTTGAGGCCAGAGGAATACATACGAGATAAGCTAAGGCATACCTTGAATGTTATGTCACGTATGTTGATAAGAGATTCTGAGTCAGGCTTAGCGTAGTCCTCCTGCAATGCTACATACAATGCACGAGTGGAAGACAGGTCACACTGCAGGTAATACGTAAGCTCCACTAAAGGTATCTCGTTAGTGTTGAACCCTTCCTTGAAGTAGGCCTTGAGTGTGCCATCCTTCTGGAAGTCTAGGTTACGGCGTAGTGCACAGTTCTCTAGGCTAATGGACTTCTTCTTGTAGGAACCAGTAGGTGTGACCTCCATGTGGTTGCCCCGCATCAAGACGTATTCGGCTAGCATAGTGTCGTATATAGCACCACTATACTTGAAGCCACTCTCCCATAGCCACGGCATGTCATGCTGTGCATTGTGTAGTATCAACAGGGTAGTTGCATCCAACTTAGTTTGTAGTAGCTTGGCCTGTGACCCATCATAGTCGTGCGCTTCAACGTGATCAAAGTTATAGATGTCTTGCTTACCTGACACAACTTCCTGTACACCTACTTGCACAAGCTTATTGGTTTCCTCGAAAGGATCGAGGTGCATCTTGCCACCCCTATGTGTTACAGTATTCTCTACATCAAGAACTAATTCCATTGTCGCTCCTCTCTATGCTAAGTACTGTGCCCTAGCCCCATCTAACTCGCACGTAATCTTACCGTGCCATCCACCCTTAAGCTTATTCTTTGCAATGATCAAGTACCTTTGTGAATCATCTGCATCATCATCGGATACATCAAGCACAGGGTTCTTAGAGATCAGTACCATAAGGTCAGCCTCTGCTGCCTTGCCTGTCTTACTACCCTCTAGCATTGATTGGTCTACATTGATCTTACCTTCTGCATCAGCTGATAGCTGTGACATCCATATGATAGCACAGTCGTACTGCTTAGCTATGTTACGTGCATGGATAGCAGCGTTCTTAAGATAGACATCTGACTTGTCGCTGTTCTTAACGGCAAACTTATCACCCATATCCAACACTACAATGTCAGGCTTGTAGGCCTTGATGATAGCCTCAACCCATCCCATGTCCTTACCTGTACTATCATACAGTTCTATCTGCTTACGCACTGGCTCATAGCGTGACGCAGCTAAGGCGTAGTTACCCTTGACCTCCTCCATAGACAGAGATGTAGCTGCACTTAGGTAACGTGCGCCCACCCGTTCATATGCCTCCTCATTACATAGCACCAAGCACTTAGCACCCTGAGAAGCAAAGCCACCCGGCGCACCTATCAGTGACGCATGGAAGGATGTCTTGCCTGTGTTGGGCCGTGCCCCTACGATGATCAGGTGACCACCACTGATACCCTCAACGTTCCTACCTAAGCTAGGGATGTTGAACTTCCATTGGGATTGAATGTCATTGGCCTTGAGTAGGTGATCAATCTCAATGTTACCAAACTCTAACTTAAGGTTAGGTGTGAAGTCATCCTGATATGTCTGCAATAGATTACGTACAGGCTCAAGGCTATCCAGTGACCCATTAACATAGTCGAACCCTATGTTAGCCAGCTTGTTACCTAGTACCTGTTGGAATAGTTTAGACAGTACCTCACTAGCTATCTCTTTGTTCATGGTTTCTTCACGGGATACACGCTTGAACAGATCGTTGTACACTTGCTTGTTTGCTGTAGTCATAGTGCTGTTGTTAGCAAAGAACAAAGCCTCAAGCTCAGAGGTAGTCAGGCTGCGTTCATACGTAGTCATAGCGTAGTCTAGTGTCTGCTTGATCTTACGCACATCCTTACTGAACAACTCATCAGGGCATCGGATACCCTTGTTGTTATCGTAGAACTCCTTGTCCATAAGGGTTCTTATTAGTGCTAGCTCCATCATTGGTCTTTCTCCTTAGCTATCTTGTACATACCTTCTGGTCTTCTATGAGAAGCAATGATGTCAGTGAACTGTTGATAGCTCATGAATAACATCTGATAGTCATCCATCTTCTCATCGTACTGTCTCATGTATACAATACCATTGTCGGCAATCACCATCTCTACATCTTCAAAGTTGTCGTTCTGATCTAGCGTAGTGATAACTGCTGCATCGGATTCAAACTCTACTGTAAACATTATTCTTCCTCCAAACAAAATGAACACCACGTAGACTTACTTGCATTACCACAACTGACACACTTACGCCAGTTATTGTTGTTGTTACGCTCTTGTGCTGCCTTGCGTTCATCTTCTGTCATAGGTCTAATCATTTCTCTAATCTCAATGCAAACCATGACACAGGGAATAGCTCCTTCATACTGTTACATATATCATTAGCTACTAGCCTAGTCTCTAGTTGTGTGTCACCTGCACACCTAAGATTGCACATATCAGCGAAGGCATCAAGGCTACCTGACCAGTACCACTCAGTCATGGTGTTTTGTGGCAACACCATTCTTGCTTGCTCCTCACAAACCCCTCTCTCTAACAGGCTACCATACAACATAGCAACTATACGTTGTGTTGTAGCAATGTGTATATTTTGTTGATCTTCTAACGCTGGGCCACTGCCTTGCTTCTTATCCTGTGCTTTACTACGCCATACCTCTGGGCGATAAAACTCTGGGGTATCGCCCACGTACCTACGACTGATCTCATTCCAACGCAGAAACTTATGCTTG